GAAACGTACGAGAAGATTCGCAACACCCTTCACCGCATCCTAAACGAAAACGAACTACACCTATGAGAGAACAATTTATGCGGATTGCTATGGCACGTTTGCGTAGCATCTACCCTTTCAAACCCCAACGGCAAGCAGTAGCAGCCCGTATGTGGGTGCAACACTTGGAACGTTATGCCATGCGTGAATGGGAACGCAATCAAATGCAGCAGGTTCGTGGATGCTCTGCTCACGCTGCGCAGCAAGAGTGGGATATGATGGAGGAAGAACTCAACAAACGTATGGACATCATAGGCCAGAACGGTAACACGGGGGAACATTACGAGTGATGCTTTATATCGTCACTCCCTGCTCTCGCCCTGAGAACCTCGCTACAATCCGTAAGTCAATACCCTCTGCCCTTACGTGGGTGGTAATGATGGACGCAAATTGCGACTTCAAGGAAGCAACAGGCGCATCAGTAACGCACTACTCACGCAACACGGGTAACTGGGGCAACCCCCTGCGCAACGAGTTCCTTGACCTTTACGCAGACCAGTTCACCGACAATGACTGGGTGTACTTCTTGGATGATGACAACATCCTGCACCCACGTTTTGTGCAGCAGCTTGAGGCACTCCTGTATCTTGATGCCGGCATTGTGACTTGGGGGCAAGAAGGTAGGCTGCGCCCAACAGACCAGCCAAAGGTTGGAAACATTGACACGGCATCCTTCATGTTCCGCCCCACCAAAACCAAAGGATTGAGGTTTGACAACATCTATGAAGCCGATGGCCTGTTCGCACAGGCAGCATCAAAACGAACCGACCTCATCTGCGTTGAGGCATACCTTTGCTACTACAACGCCCTGCGATGAAGAAGCACACAAAGGTCTATCTGCAGGGCATGGGCTACGACACAACGGACTTCATCCCCTGTGAGGTGTGCCAAGCCAAAGCCGTTGACATCCACCACATTGAAGCACGGGGTATGGGAGGGAGCAAACAGGCGGACATCATAGAAAATCTTATGGCGTTGTGCCGCAAGTGCCACGTTGAATATGGTGACAAAACCCAGCATAAAGAAATGCTAAAAGAAATTCACTACCTTCGGTTAAACAAATAAGGTTATTTATTTATGGAACTGGTAAAAATATCCAAGATTATCCCCAACCCAGCCAACCCACGCATCATCAAGGATGATAAGTTCAAGAAGCTGGTGAAGTCTATTGAGGAGTTTCCGCAGATGCTTGAGCTGCGCCCCATTGTGGTGGATAGCAATATGGTTGTCTTGGGTGGCAACATGCGCCTCAAGGCTTGCCTTGCTGCTGGCCTTACAGAAGTGCCTGTGCTGATTGCCGACCACCTAACCGAGCAGCAGAAGGCAGAGTTTATCATCAAGGACAACGTGGGCTTCGGTGAATGGGATTGGGAAATCCTTGCCAACCAATGGGAAGCCGACTCACTTGTGGAGTGGGGGCTTGATGTTTGGCAGCCAGCGCAAGAGCCGGACTACTCAATTCTTGATGAGGAGGACTTGAGCGATGAGCTTGCCGATATGGAAAGCGGAGTACGCAAAGCCATACAGATTGAGTTTGAAGCCGAACACTACGAAGAAGCCCAAACCCTTGTGAAGTTCTGGCGTGAGCGTGAGGCCTACATCGGTGGTATGATTATAGAGTACCTCAAGGCCGAGAAGGACAAACTATGAAAACCTTTTTGATGTATTATGACCGATACGAAACGGCTACAACTTCAAAGATGTTGGATGTAGAGCATTACGTTTTGTGTCATAATAACAAAGAAAAGTTTAAGTGCATCGGTCAAAAGGGTACGCTGATTGAAACAGGCCAGCCCAAGGGTATCCAAAATAATTTCAATTTTGGGCTGTCAATGCTTGAAGAAGGCGAGTGGGGTATTTTTATGAGCGATGACTTGGTGCGTGCAAAATGGTACAATGGCATTCGGTTCACTGAAGTTCCTGTCCAGCGAGTGGTTCAAGAACTGATTAACGTGTTGCCAAAGTGCGACAAGATGGGAATAAAACTGGTCGGCCTTGCACCCAGCGACAATCCAACCTTTGCACGTGGCAAAAAATATTCAAAGTATGGCCTTGTTGATGGCAGATGCTTTGCAATTAAAAAAACAGAGTTCCGGTTCCACGACCAAATCAATACCATCCCCGACTACTATGCAACGGCCTACCACCTAAACAAGTACAAAGGGAATTTGATTTTGAGCTACTGCCTGCTGGACTTCAAGCGTTATGCTGCGGATGGCCTTGGCACGATAGAAGCAAGAATCAAAGACAAAATGAAAGACGTTCGCATTATGTGCCAACTATTCCCGAACAACGTAAAGGTGAAAGACAAAATCGGTGAGCCAAAAGGCAGCCACATTGTAATTACAAAATGAAAAAGGTAGAACTAACCCCAATCCCACACAACGTCAAGATAGGCGATGTGTGTCCACAGATAACCCCAAACATCACGGAGGACTGTGTGTTCACCTACGAGGGTGTTCCGGTTGGCTTCTATATGCGCAGCCTAACCGAAAAGGGCAAGCAGCTTGCACAGATTGCCAACACCGAACTGCGCACCAGCCGAGTACCAAAATCCGTAATGGACAGAAAGCGGCCGCTGGGTGAGGATGAGAACGGCAAGAAGCAATACCTTGTGGTTTCGCAGTACTCAACCATCATCGGCAGCGTGCCTCCCAAGCCACACATGCGCAGGCCATACCCAACCATCAGCAGCGTACACGGGGTGAAGTCAGCAAGCACCTTCATCAAAGCTATGCTGATGCTCTGCAAGGAATCGGAAGGCATCATACGTGACATCATGCCCGAACAATACGAAGCCCAAAAGAAGCTGCTTGAAAAGACAGACAAGAAGTGGCGGTTCGGTGACCTGTTTACCAGCAGCATTTCAAACTACAACATCCCTGCACCATTCCACCGTGATGCAGCCAATATCATCGGTGCGGTAAACGTCATCATCACCAAGCGTGAGAATAGCATCGGGGGCAACCTCAACATCCCCGACTACGGAGCAACAATTGACCAATGCGACAACTCAATACTGGTGTACCCAGCATGGCGCAATATGCACGGAGTAACGCCCATTGAACCAACGGCTGAAGGTGGCTACCGCAACTCGCTGGTATTCTACCCCTTAAAATCTTTTGAAAATGTCTAACAGAGTTGAACACACAAAAAGGGCATTGATTGAAGCAATGGAAGCCTCGCTTGGCGTGGTGACAACCGCCTGCAAAAAGGTAGGCGTAAGCCGCACCACGTTCTACGAGTACTACAATACGGACGCAGCGTTCAAGAAAACGATTGATGAACTGGAGGCCGTAGCCCTTGACTTTGCAGAAAGCCAGTTGCATGCCCAGATAATGAAGGGCAGCACGGCAGCCACCATCTTCTACCTCAAGACAAAGGGCAAGAAGCGTGGGTACATTGAACGCCAAGAGATTGAAGCCGTAGGCGGTAAGATGTTCCAAATAGAGGTGCTTGGGGAAGATACAGACCAATAAGGTATTCAACCACCTCAAGCGCAGCGACAAGAAGATAGTTGTTGAGCAGGGCGGCACTCGGAGTGGGAAGACATACAACATCCTGCTCTGGGTGATTTTCTATTACACCGACCAACACACGGACAAGACCATCACCATCTGCCGTAAGACGTTCCCATCGTTGCGTGCTTCGGTGATGAGGGACTTCTTTGAAATCCTGCGGCAGAACGACCTGTATCGTGAGGACTATCACAACCGGTCAAACCACGAGTACTACCTCAATGGCAACTTGGTGGAGTTCATCAGCCTTGACCAACCGCAAAAGATACGAGGCCGTAAGCGTGACTTGTTGTACATCAACGAGGCCAACGAACTAACGTATGAGGATTGGCAGCAGCTCATCCTGCGTACCGAAGGCAGGGCAATCCTTGACTACAACCCATCGGATGCGTTCCATTGGATATACGACAAAGTTGTCCCCCGTGATGACTGCGACTTCTTCCAGACCACCTACATTGACAACCCGTTCCTTGATGCAAGCGTAAAGGCAGAGATTGAACGCCTCAAGGAAACCGATGAGGACTACTGGCGTATCTATGGCTTGGGCGAGCGTGGCATGAGCCGTGCCACCATCTTCCAGTTCGGAGCAACAGACGTACCCAGCAACGCAAGGCTCTTGTCAATGGGGCTTGACTTTGGTTTCACCAACGACCCCAGCGCACTTGTTGCCGTGTATGAAGCAGACGGTTGCCTGTACCTTGATGAGTTGCTTTACCAAACCGGCATGACCAACAACGACATCGCCAACGTGCTGACCTCGCTGGGTGTTGACCGCAGGAGTGAGGTGTATGCCGATAGCGCAGAACCCAAGTCCATTGAGGAGCTATACCGCAGGGGCTACAACGTGAAGCCCACGGCAAAGGGTGCGGATAGCGTGAACGCTGGCATTGACATAATGAAACGCTACAAGCTATTCATCACACCACGCAGCAAGAACCTTGAAAAGGAGCTGCGCAACTACAAGTGGACAGAGGACAAGAACGGCAACCTGCTGAACAAACCCATTGACGCATTCAACCACGCTATTGATGCCGCACGATACGCTATCTTTAGCAAGAAAAACAACCCCAACTTCGGGCGATATTCAGTACGATGATTTTTGTAGCAGGCAAACTGGGTGGTGTATTCTACCACCGACTTCAAGTACCATACGAAGACCTGATGCTTCGGGGCTATATGGTCAAGTTCGGGCAGCTTGATGAGCTGGACAAATACAAAGGAGCCATCACGCATCTGGTTATTAACAGGGGCGTAGCCACTAAGAACCACAGGGCATTCAGAGGGATGCTCAACAAGCATGGCATAAAGCTGATTCTTGACCTTGATGACTGGTGGGTATTGCCACGCCACCACGCCAATAGGAACGCCCTTAAGACAAGCGACATCCTGTGGAGCATCAAGATTGCTGATGAAATCCATACGACCAACCCATTCCTCGCAGAGCAGATTCAGAAGGAGAACCCATACGTTCCCATCTGGGTGCTGCCTAACGCCATTGACACACGCAGGGAGCAATGGACAGACATTGAAAAGGTAGAGGGCTTCAACGTGGGTTATATGGGTGCATTGCACCACGATGATGATTTGGCCTACAATCGCATCAATTTAGCTGGCCTTAACGCATACACCATTGAGTACTACAAAGAAGCTCTAAACGCCTCTAATGCGTTTGAACGGGCTGACCACACCACCTACGGCAAGTTGTACAAACAGATTCACGTCAGTATCGCTCCGCTTGCACCCAGCACATTCAACCGATGCAAGTCAAACCTCAAGGCGATTGAAGCTGGTTTCACCAAGACGTGCATCATTGCGCAGGACATGCACCCGTACACGCCCTTCCTAAACGAGAACAACGCAATCCTGTGCAAAGGACCAGCCCATTGGGAGGAGGAACTCAAGAACCTTGACCCAGCAAGATGCGCTGAATTAGCCGAGCAGTTGCACAAGGACGTGCAGTTCTACACCATCCAGAATATAAACGACACACGCCAGCAATGCTTCGCACAATAAACGTCCCCAGCGTATGGGCTGACATCAAGCTCAAGGACTTCCAACGCTTTATGGGGGCAAACCCCACCGATGAAACGGCTGATGACCTTGCCCTGTCCATCTTCTGCGGCATTGACAAGGATGAGCAGAGCCTGTTCCCCGTGAACGAAATTGAGGACATCAAGACCATTATGGCAGGGGTGTTCATGCAGAACCCAGAGCTGCAACGCTTCGTGAAGATAGGAGGCGTGGACTACGGCTTCCATCCCAAGCTGGAGGACATCAGCATCGGTGAGTTCGTGGACTTGGAGGAGTATATGAAAGACCCAATCAAGAACGCTACCAAATGGATGGGCATCTTGTACCGACCCGTTACGAAGAAGGTATTGAACCGCCACGAGATAGAACCATACCACCCCGATAAGCACGATGGTGCTGCGTTTGAGGACATCACGATGGATGTAGTGCAAGGTGCGCTGCTTTTTTTTTATCGTTTAGAGATAGGACTGCAGATATCTTCTCTGACCTATTTGAAGCAACAGGCGGAACAAGAGAAGTCCTTGACGCACGAAGTGCCTTCGGAAAACGATGGGGATGGTACGCAGTCCTCCATCAGCTTGCTGCAGGGGCTATACAAAATCTTGACAAAGTAACCGAGCTGCCCTTGTACCAATGCCTAACGTGGATAACCTACGAGGCTGACAGGGCAAGACTTGAGCAGACCATATCACGACAACGTACCCGATAAGTGGTTTTCTATTTATGAAGTACGGCTACTATCAAGTGTGTGAGGCTCTGCAATCAGCAGCCGAATCCGCATCATACGTCAACTCGGTAACGTGGGGCAACATCTTTGACGTTGATATGCGCAAGATGACCCTGTTCCCTCTGTGCCATATCCTCACGGGAACGGCTGAAATCCAAGAGCGCACCGTCACCTACTCTATTGACGTGCTGGTGATGGATGTGATGGACTACTCCAAGCAAGACCCGAATGTTGAGCCGTACTCGTTTCAAGGCGTAGCCCAGAAGCAAGACATCTACCATCGTAGCCTATTCACCTTGCAGGAAATGATTGCATCAATGCGCAGGGGTGACCTATACACCGATGGCTACCGCTTGGTCAACGACCCCGTATGCGAGCCTTTTGATGAGGACTTTGAGAACACGCTCTGCGGCTGGAAGTGTACGCTGCAGATTGAAACTCCAAACCCAACCATCATCTGCTAATGGCACGGCAGACAGGCAACCCCAACCTAAAGAAGGCAGAGAACACCCGACTTGCGTTAAACAAGTTCGGGAAGTATCTGGTTGCTGAAAGCCGCAAGAACCTAACCAAGAAGAAAAAGAACGTCACGGGCAACCTATACCAGTCGCTTGCATACGAAATCACCGCTGGCCCTAATAGCCTTGATTTTGACTTCTTGATGGCGGAGTATGGCGAGTGGGTAGATAAGGGACGTAAGGCAGGGAAAATGCCCCCGTTCGGGGCCATATACGCTTGGACTGCTCGCAGACGTTTGCAGTTCAAAGACAACAAGGGCAAGTTCCTGTCGTATGCTGAAACCGCACGCAAGGTGATGATTAAGATTAAGGCCAAAGGAATTGAGCCTTCTAACTTCTACTCACGCCCTTTCCAGCTCGGCTTTGAGAAACTACCCACCGAAATACAGGAGGCATACGGACTTGACGTGGAGGACTTCCTTGAGTTCACCATCAACGAACTAAACAAAAAATACAAGTAATGGCTATCACTATCACCCAGC